ACTTTCTCTACCATAGCTTGTTGGCAACTCTCTCAACATAGCTACAGATGCAGGTTCCAATGAAGGGTCTCCTGTAAATCTTTCTCTCTGTTGTCTAAGAATAGCAGAATAGTCTTTAGTTCCCGGAATATCCCATCTAGCCGATGTATCAGTCTTTGGTGATTCAGGTTTTGCTACTTTAGTTTTTGGTTCTACCAACTCGGCTGGCCTTGGAGTTCTAGGTTTAAATACTCCTCCACCTACACTTGCACCCGCAGCGGCAACAGGAAGTTCAGCAGCAGCTTGACCAGCAGTAGCTTGCCCCACAGTCACTCCCTTTCCTTTTTCTGCTTGTTCGATTTCTGATTCGATACCTTGTTTAAGATGCATTCCATACAATCCAGCTAAACCAGCTTCTCCAGCGCGCATAAGCCAAGGTGCAATACTGGGTCCAACTTTTGGTATAGCGGAGAGACCTGCTCTGGCTAAACCTAAAGCACCTCCGACGCCGATGCCCATGCTTAGCGCTGTTTTAATATTTTCTGGCTTTTCAAACCAGCGACCTGCCTTTGTAGCTGTCTGTTCAACTCCACCTTTTTGTTCAAAACTTGGGTGCGCCGGAGCAATAAATTTTACATCTGGAACATCTTCTGGATTTACTGGACCAACGGCTTCTCCTGAAGCATATGGACGAGAAGCTGGTTTAAGATCACTGAGATCCATTTCTCTTGACGGAACATAAGTGTGTCCACCAACTTTTCTTATGTTGAGTGGTTCGTCTGCTTTAAACCCCGATTTTTCATATTCTTCTACATCTAAAACAGAGGCAAGGCTGGGATCATCATAAACAGCTTTCCAGAATGCAGAATTTTTAATACTTTCCACATTTCCTTTTCCCTTTCCAACAATTTGCTCTTCTTTATCAGTAATGTCGGCGATATTTGCTGCAATGTCTTTTTCTAATTTTGCTCTGAGAGTTTCATAAGTTTTTGACATTTTAGCTGAAAGTGGAGATTTTGTCCGATCTCTTTTCTGTGGTCTAAACGAAGAAGTATAATCTCTGTCCACTCCATCCTCTAAAGCTTCGTTTAGATCTAATTCATTACCACTATTATCATATGCAATGCCAGTTCCATAGTTTCTCGCTAAAATCTTTGCATCATCCAAGCTGTCTACTACTTGTATTTCACGGCGACCGCCTACGTCCAAATGAACATATATTTTGTTTCCTTTATATGTTCTAGTAAATGGAACATCTGGAGCGCCATCACCATCTTCATCTTCGTCCTGTTCCAGCAAAATACGAGCAGTCTCTTTGGTCAAGGCATATTGCTTCTCGACAAGAAATCTAGTATAATCTGCATTTACCTGAGCGGATAACGCTTCATTGAGAAGTTGATTAAAGATTTTCTTGGTTTGTTTAATTTATTTAAAATGTCAGACAATTTAAAACCAATACTTGGAGAAACATCTTCTTGAATTTTTTGAACAGTGTTTGTTCTAAAAGGTGAAAATGGCTTGTATTGGGCCACGTTAGGCTGATGTATCTTTTCAGCACGTTTGCTAAGATTATTTAAATGGGATAAAACCGCTTTATTCATGGCTTAAATTATTTAGGTTCTATAAATAATATTGCATGATAAAGAAATCAGGCGATCAATACGTAGTTACTGACTCTACAGGTGAAAAGATTTTAGGTAAGCATGAGTCTAAAAAAGAAGCAATCCGTCAATTGCAAACCATCGAAGCTTCGAAGGCAGAGCGCCAGCAAGCTAACGAGAGCAAAATTCTGTCTTTCACGGAATACCTCTCAAGCAATGCTTGAAAACTCCGTTCTACTTTTAAATTTTGATCAAAGTCCTTTGAATATTATTTCAATGAGACGGGCATTGGATCTTATCAGCAAAAATAAAGTTTACTTTGATCCAGACACAAAGACAAATTTAAAATTTATGGCTTTGTCTGGTGAAATTAAAATTCCCAGAGTTTTAATTTTAAAATATTACATCAAAGTACCAAATCGCAAGTCCTTTCCCAGTAAAAAGAATATTCTCAGACGAGATAAATATGTCTGTCAGTATTGTAATATTGATCTTGAGGACAATGCCACCATTGACCACGTAGTGCCTCGTCACCGAGGTGGATCGAATAGTTGGGTCAATATGGTGGCTTGCTGCAGAGAATGCAACTTGTCCAAAGGAAATAAGACACCGAAAGAAGCAGGAATGGTTCTGCGAAACAAGCCAAAAGAACCGACTAAAAATTTAATTTTTGAAGAAGCTATACAGTTTTTTTTAAGGATAACATAATGCCAATCTATGCGTTTAAATGTGAAAAGTGTGATCATCAATTTGAGGAAAGCCTAACCATGGCAAAGAATGACGTTCCCCTCAAAAGTCCATGCCCCAGCTGCAAAGCTAATAAGGTAATTCGTGATTATGGGTCTGAAGCCGTAGGTATGGCTATGGATGCCACTTTAAGCCCCAATAAAGCCACCGGGGGAGCTTGGAATGAACTAATGTCTAAGATGAAGCCAGGAATGCCTAAGCGGTTTAGGAGAAATCTAGACGCCGCGACAGAGCGAAGAGGCGGAAGCTAAATATTTACGCAATGGCTAGAAAGATTATCATAGAAAAATATCTTATGGAAAACCATGTTGTATATAACATGGGCTGTGGGGGCAGCAATGCTCGTCATTCTACTATTGTACCAAAACAGGACATTGCTGGATTCCTTTATTACATCTTACCAGATGTGAGAAAACAAAGCTTTGACGACTTCCCATACGGGGATAGTGTAGCCATGGCTATAAAGCTTGCTCTTGACAATGGCAAAAACCATATCAACTTTCAAAATATCGATGATAAATTGAAAGCGACAATTGCTGACCTGGTAAAGAAGGGCGTACTAAAGGAAAACTGGGATAATTATGAAATTCTTCAATCCCTGCCAGCACCCATCGTTGAGTCGTTCAGTGTCAAGGTTCTTGATTAAGTTTTGACTCGGCTAAAATTTTAGCAATATAAAAACTATCGATAATATCCGTAACAGGATTCGATAGTGTTTTTTGGGACAGAATGGACTTTAAGTCTACGTGAGTCTCAGCCTCAAACGCATCAAACATCATTTGTTTGTCCGCATTGCCTTTGCCTGTGGCTAATTTCTTAACACGGCTTGGTTCAATTACGCTTACTGGAATTGCATTCTTGTAAAGCTTATGCTTTAATATTCCAACGTTTTCTGCTAGATGAAAAATTCGTCCAGTAGAGTTATATGCATATCCTTCTAAGCTTACTTCGGCAGCACCGATACAAAGGTTTATAGCCCACTCAGATATAGTATCAAATCTTTCAGTGTCATGGTTGTAGGTATCAAACATTTCACCATTGACATTGCCTAAAAATTTATTAGCATACTTCTTTGTGTCTGTCAAAAAATAAAATTGACAATTTTCAAAACAAAATTTAAGTCTTGTGTCAAAGAGACACAAGCAAGGCGAGGTCATTGAATAGTCAATACCAACAATTGTATGAAACATCCCATTATTTATGGGACATTAATTTATCATAAAATGATACAAGTTGTTTTAACTCATCTAGAGTCGCAGTACTTTTATGGCTGTTTGCCTTTACCGAAACAATTATAATATTGTCTTTGGTGTACCCTTTATTGTTTTCTATCCTGTCAATGGAAGGCGAGTTCCATCCCGTATTGTATTGCATAGGCATTCCATATACAGGACACGTTGCAGGAATAACAATGTCAGATAACTCTAAATCAAACGCAAGCCCTTTTTTCTTTGCTCTGTATTTGGCTTCTTTTAATAGCCGCTGCTCAGGAGTCCGCTGGCGATCTCTGCATTCATTGCACACATTGCGCCTCCAGACCGGCTGAGATGTTTTGTTTTTTACTTTAGCAAAACACTCAACCGGTCTGGTAATATTGCACTCGGTGCAAACTTTACATAATTTGGCAGGCTCCACCTTGGCAAGCGTATTCTTTTGCAGATTCGGTGTTGTCTTCTTGTTCATACGTAGAAAGTTTATTAAAGTCTACCTTGATCTGAGGATGCATCTCATATGTACTTGCATCGATCCTTTCAAACGGTGCCTGTGCATAAGAGTGTGAATCACCACCGGGTAGGAAAGAAATTCCGGTAGCACAATCAAAGTTTTCCCATAGCCAGTTTCCGACTTCAAGGAATTCGCTATCACGATAGTTGACTGTGATAGATGGCTTGTGATCGCAGTAATGCTCTTGGTAAGTCTTCCACAGGTCCAAGTGATCCAACGCACGAAGGTCTTCTGTAGTTACGGTGCCAGCAGATGCCTTCATTGCAAATGTGAAGACTGCTGTATTGTTAGGATTAATTACATCGTCCTCACACGGAACCCCTTGGTCTTTCATCAACTGATAGATGGGATCCTTTTTGTCAATGCGAACTCTACGGTAGTAGTAGTCTGCATATCTCGGATGGAGACCAGAGGCAGAATCGACCAAGCATGAAGTGGTGCCCTCGGGCTTGACGCAAGTAATTGACTTACTGGGGCTAATTCCCAAGGTCTCAGACCACTGTAGATTAGTCAATGTTGCATGCTCGCGCAAAGTCTGGAGAAGTTGAATAAGCTTTGGCTTACCTTCAAGGCCACTTGTAAGTTTATTGTCAAAGATACCTGTCATCGACACGCCCAGTAGGCGCTCTTCTTCGCAGTTCTTTTTCCACTCGGGACGAAGATATGGGAAGTAGGTGAAAGTAGATTGAACAGTACCAATGATGGTTGCAATTTCAATCTTCTTTTTCAAAGAAGCGCGGGTATCTTTGGGGCGAACCACGACAGTTGAAAGATTGCAAAACTCAAATGGCTTCAAAATAATCTCTGAGCATGGATTGGTACCGTACTCACACTTTCCGTCTCTACCGCTCTTCACAGCCTGTGCCTGAAGTGCCTGACGGTTAATCATTCCACGCTCACCGCTGTGGCTGTTGTAGAGCGAAGTCCATTCCTCAAGGAACTGACCCATTGGAGGGCGACCTCGGTATACTGCTGAGTTGTTAGCATATGAACGGAAGCCAGCCTGCTCCCACCATGCACCGCTTTTGCACAGTGCCATTTCACGGTCAGAAAGATCGCTCAATGAAATCATTGCAGAACGACGAACTCCACCGACAATTACAGCGTTGGCAATCGCACAGCAGATATCATGACATTCCAGTGCAGTAAGTCTGCGACCTTGTGCTGAGTAAAAAATCTTTACGATAAACTTAAACAGATTATCAAGCGGGGCTGGACCACTGGCACGACCACCAAATGTTTTTAGCCTTGCTCCGGCAGGACGAACTTCTGAAACATCCCACTTTACGTGGTTGCCTCGGTAAAGTTCTTCTAACAGATTCTTTAGTGCATTGCCCCAACCTTCTTTGGAGTCTTCCACATGAATAACGACATCAAAATTCTTTTCAATTTTGTCGGCAATGCTTGGAAGCTTATCTGTATACTGACGCTCAACACTGTATCCAACTCCAGTGCCATTCATCAATACAACAAACAACTCTGCAAACGAATCGATGGAATCAATAGGCAGATACGAGCAATTGTATATGCAAGTATTGTCGTGGTCCAATGCAGGACCAGCCGTCATGAGACTGCGCATAGAAGGAAGAACTTCCATGTTTAGAATGGCTTCGCGTACATCGCGTCTAGATGCAAGGTGGGGAACTTTATTGGTAAAGTAATTCCACCATCGGTCTACACACTCTTCCCATGTTTCTCTGCGATTCTCACTTTCAATCCAGCGAGAATAGCGAGAGATAAAAATAAATTCCTGAAAGGCTGGTAAATTTTGCATATGGCTTCCTTGGTTGGTGTTTTATTTAGCAGTTAAAGCTGCCCATGAGACTGGGAAGTATGGAAGTATAAGATTCCCGATAGCATTCGCGTATTCGCGAACTTCCCACTGTGCATGCGGGTCTGACCTCTGCTGTACGACGCGAGCGTATCCTGCAAGAGATCCTGTCCACCACCATTCTGTGTAAGTACCTTGGGGGAGGACTGACCTTGCCTGTTCTGGGGCGACACCTTGTTCCAAAAGATCTTCATATGTTTTAACTGCTCCTGTAATAACACTATTATACTGCATATTCAAGTTAACTTCAACTATCTCGTCTTGAATAAAATCCGAACTACCTTGTTTAGCTCCATCTGTTGGAGCAAGTCTCCATCTCGGAATATAAACTTCTGGTGGATCCGTGACATAACGACGACTAACTTCATTTTCAACAAATCCAACTTTGTGTTTAAACAACTGTGTGCGAATAAAAATTGGAGCCTTGATGCGAAGACTTATCTGAGGGTGTGCAAAAGGAGTCCAATGTTTATGCTTTGCAAGATATGAAATAAGTTTTTCATCTTTGTTTGAAAGATAAGAAGAAAATGGTTCATCTTTTCCGGGAAGTTCAGTATAATCTTCTTGCGTACCTCCCCAGTTGCTTTCCTTATTAAAGGAAACCCTGGCAGCGTTGACTACAGTCAAATCGTTGCCCATAACAGTAATTAAATCTACATGACCTTTATCTAAAACACTCACACGCTTTAACATTTTAATCCTTTATTTCGTCGCCGTTTTCATCTTCATCAATAAAACGAAGTTCTACTCCGGGAATGTCGATGCTATCTTTTGCATATTCCAAAGCTTTTTTCCATAATTCTGGGTCAAGTTCTTTGACATATTCGGTAAAGAACGAATTAAACTGCAAAAATGCTTGACATACCTTCAACTGTGCGTCAGCATATGCTTCGTCATCATGATTATCTTCCATTTGATTTTCTCCATGTTAAAAATTTAAGTCTGGCAATATTACCTGAGTACGTATTACTATCTAGCATCTCTTTAGTCTTTCCGTACCCATGCTTTATCACCATCTCATTGATGTCTTTTTCTGGGATGTTTGGCCATATCACAATACGGTGACCATGTTCAATGGCTTTTTCCATCATGTGGTGTAATTCTGCGTTCCGTGGTTCATTGTCAAAGGCAAAAATTAATTTTGCATTTTGAAGTTTGTTGGGCAACAACTCAGGATAACTTGAACCAACCATTGCAATTGCATTGGGAAGGAAAAGTGAATCCAGTGGTCCTTCCACGACATACACATCATTAAGAGTGTTAACACGGTCTAGTCCATACCACAGTCGCTCAATGTGAGGACTTTTATAGGTGATGTATCGCACCTTAGCGGTAGGCGACAATGCCCGACCCTGCACTCCAATAATAGTTTTATTTTCGTCAAAAAATGGAATTACAAGCCGAGATTCGACAGTTGCTTCTTTTAAGAAACGGCTTGCAATCTTTGAAAAATCAGAGCAGTAATATAGCAATGACTGTTTATCAACAGGAATTTGTCTTTTGGAAACATAGCTTCTTGCATTGTGTGCAAGTGGCAAATCCGTTATACAAGTACCGATATAATCAGGCACTATTACTTCCGGTTTGCTTGCTATGTAGGCTTCTTTGGCTCCAAAGGTAAAGCCTTTGTAAGTCTCCAACGTATATTCCAACGCTAACTCAGGTGCTACATTATCCAAGACAGTTTTTACCGTACAAGCAAATCCACAATTGTGGCACTTGTAAAAGTACTGTCCTTTGTTCATGTAGAAATAACCACGGGTTTTGCTTTTATTCTTCTTAGAATCCCCGCACATGAAACATCTGCACGTAGCAATATTGTCTCTACGCCACTTAAACTTTTCAAGTGACCCAGAAATCATATTAATGAATTTTTTGTCAACTATGTTGTGCATTAGACTTGCCAATCAAGACCAACCTTACGCGCCGTCTTGGAGACTGCGCGGTAGTAATCATCCTCGTCACTCTTCTTCTTTTTCGTATCCGTCTGATTGGAACTGACCATAACTGGCTGGTCGTCTTGTTCTACGTCGTGCAACTTCATCTTGGCAAACGACACTCCAATTACAAACTTACGGTTGCTTGCCGTGCTGTTGTATCGATTCTTCAACTGCTTGACCATAAGTTGATTTGCATCATCCAACTCATCAGTACGAATAAGAGCAGCAAAGAAATCTGCAGTAGCAGGAAGACCAAAAGATTCCGAAGTATCTTCAAGACCAATATCGGTGCTTGCAAATCCGCTACGGTTGACCTGAGTTGCACTGAACACCGGGACATCAAACTGAACAGCCAATGCACGAAGCTCTTCGGCAATAGACTTGATGTAATGATAACTATTCGTGTTTCCGGTATTCTTAATTCGGGCCGAAGAACAGATATTCAGGTAGTCAATGAAGATGATATCGGGCTTGAACTTCTTCTTTGTTGCCAACTCCTGTAAGAGAATACGAAAATGGTTAGCGTTAGCCTCGCCAGTCGGATATTCCTTGATGATGAGTCTTCCCTGACATCGATGCTTAAGTTCATCGATCTTTTTATGATACGTCCCCTTGGACATGCTGCGAAGATCTTGGACAGGCATGTCTAGAAGATTAGCATCAATGCGCTCAGCAATGCGCTCTTCTGCCATCTCCATGGTGATGTAAAGCACATTGAGGTTATTCATCAAGCAGGCCGCTGCATGGTGGCACAAGAAAAGACTTTTACCACAACCAGTACCAGCCATGATGATGTTGAGGGTTTTGGTGGGAGTACCGCCGCCAGTCACCATATTGAAATAATCAAGATCAAATGGAATGCGACGTTCAGTCTTGTTATAGAAATCATGGCGAGAATGAGCATCTTCCATGAAGTCATGACCCACGCGAGTATCAAAACTCACAGCCAAGGCGTTACTAAGAATATCGGGGATTGCAGTCTCCGAAAGATTCTGCTCCTTGCCATCCAAAATATTGATGGAACTAAGGATAGCCAAGTGCAATGCCTTATCCTTGCAAAACTTTTCGGTGCTATCGTACAGCCAGTTGATATCTTCGCCATCATTGTTGTTG